GCCGCGAATGACGTAACGCCGATCACCGCGCAGATTTCCAGCGTGGTCGCTACCGGCCCTGTCACCGCAACGATTTCGATGCAGCTCATCTACTAATGGCGATCTCGCTTAACGTATCGACGCCGGGCGCAATCCCGGACCTCGATACGCTGATCTCGACAGCGCAGGACTGGCTCGACCGGGACGACATCGCGGACAAGATTCCGACCTTCGTCCAGATGGGCGAGGCGATGTTCAACCGCGAACTTCGCACGCCCGAAATGGAGCGCACTGTCACCGGGGAAGCATCGGGCGAAGATACCACGCTTCCCGACGATTTCCAGGCGATGCGTTCGATCTATATCGAGGGTAGTCCTGATACGGCATTGAAGGGCATGTCGCCATCGGCATTGCGGCAGGAGTTCGACGGCACGACCGGAACGCCGGTTGCTTATGCACTCGTTGCTGGTGGAATCAGGCTCGCACCGCCGCCGTCCTCGCCCGTTCTGCTGACGATGGACTATTTCGGGCAGATCGAGCCCTTAAGCGTGTTCTCGCCCTCCAATTGGCTGCTCGAGAACCATCCCGACGCCTACCTTTACGCGACGCTGTTCAACGCCGAAGCCTTTCTCGACAACTCAACCCGCGCGGCTCAGTGGAAGGGCCTTCTGGATAGCGTTGTGGATCGCATCAACAAGACCGCGCGCAACAATCGCTATGGCGCGGGGCCGCTGGTTCCGAACACGATCACGCAGGTTTGGGCAGCGCGCAGCTAATGCCCGCCAAGTCCTATCCTCTTCCCGAATGGCTCCCCGATCTTTCCGGCCAAGTCTTGACGCGCGCTGTCAACGTCAGGGCAATCGAGAACGGATATACTCCAGTCAAGGCCCCGCAGGCGGTCACGACGGCACTGAATTACCCGATTACCGGCGGAGCGGCATTTGTCGATTCGACCGGAGCTTCAACTCTGTTCGCAACCACCGCGTTCGGATGGTGGTATTACACAGGCTCCGCATGGACCGGAACGCTCGACATCACGTCCAACCAGCAGAACCGCTTCTGCCAGTTCGGCGATGTGGTGATGATCGCATCGGGCGAAAACCCTGTCCGTGCATTCGACCTGCTCGTTCCAGGTTCCGTCGTTCCGACCGACGCGCCGACGCTGATCGACGTGGCCGGCGTCCGCGATTTCGTCATGGGCATTACCACGGACAACGCCGTTCAGTGGTCGCAGTTCAACGATGCTATGGTTTGGACGACCGGAGTTAACCAGGCGGACAAGCAGCCGATCCTGTCGGGCAAAGGCGTTCGATTGATCGGCGGCGAATATGGCATTCTCATCAAGGACAATGGGGTTGTCCGGATCACCTACGTCGGGGTCGAAGGCGGTCTCGACATCATCTTCCAGTTCGACGAGATTTCGGCAGAGGTCGGGTGCATGGCCTCTGGTTCGGTCTGCAACGTCGGGCGGCTGATCTTCTTCCTATCCGAGCGCGGGTTCATGATGTGCGACGGGCAGGAAGTCACCCCGATCGCGGACGAGAAGTTCAACCGCTGGTTCTTCGACACATATTCAAGGGCCGAGATTGCCAACATCTGGGCAGCGATCGACCCGCGCAACTCCTGTGTCCTTTGGGCCATGCCGGGAACGCCGGGCAAGATCATCTGCTACAACTGGGTGCTGAAGAAGGCCACTACGTTCGAGCTCGACGTGCAGGGGCTGTTTACCGGCTACACGTCGGGCACCAACCTTGACGCTCTGGGCAATATTGACGCGCTGACGATCAGCCTCGACGATCCGTCCCTACAGGGCGGCAATCCTATCCTTCTGGTGGCGGACAGCACGAACAAGCTCAACGCGCTCACCGGGGACAATCTCGAAGCGACATTCAGGCTTGAGAACATCGAGCCGACGCCCGGCAGACGGTCGAGAGTGCGCGAGATCAGGCTGATTACGGACTCGAACGACGCCGCGGCAACGCTGGATGCACGGATGCGCGTTGGCGACGCTGAGAACGTCAGGGCCGCCGCCTCGATGCGCTCGAACGGCAAGCTGCCGATCCGCGCCAACGGGCGATACAATACGCTGGAAGTCACGATTCCTGCGAGCACCGACTGGACGTTCATCCAGGGCTGTGAGCTTGAGTTCGAGGCCGGTGACGCACGATGACCGCGCTTCGCGTCTCGCATCTGTCAGACGAACGGCAGAAGGCGAAGGCGATCAACACGGCGCTGCGAAAGACTGACGCATTCGACGTAAGCGCGGACCAGCTTACGCAAATCTGCGACCGGCCTCTATCGGTTACAGGCGCTTACCAGATTGCCGGAATACAGGTGGTCGGGGCGCAACAGGCTGCGATCGCCAACGACGCGTCGGGGGCCGTCAACCAGGCGACCGTGAACGCTATTCTCGCCGCGCTGCGAGCGCATGGGCTGATCGCAACCTAGGTGAAAATCGGGGCCGTCGCCGATCCACTCAACTGGGATCGGTGGCCGGAAGCCGAAGCATTGCTCGAACCGGCGCGTGCAAGGGGCGACTTCGCCACCTGCCTTGAGCCCGACGAAGCGCTCTATGTGGTGCTCGACGGGGATGAATTGCTGGCCGCTGCAACGGCGTGGCTGGGACACAGCGAAGAAGAAACATTCGTGGAAGTGAAGCTGATCGGCGGCCGGGATCACCGTCGCTGGGTCAAGCAACTTGATGACGTGATTGGGGCTGCGGCGCGCGGTGCGGGGGCAACGCGGCTCGTGGCGATTGGGCGTGCCGGGTGGACGAAGAGTCTCAAAGCACTGGGTTGGGAAAATATGGGCGCGGCCGAGGATCATCGGATCTTCACGCGCGCACTGGGGGATTGAAGCGTGTCGAAAAAGACGAGCAAGACAACGAGCACGAGCGCGCCGCCGACGTGGGCGGTCCCGCTCATCCAGGGCGGCGCGAACGACCTGCTCAACACCTACCAGAGCAATCAGCCGCAGCTCCAGAACATCGAAAGCGGTATCACCGGAAGCACGATCCCCGGCATTCAGGCGCAGATGGGGCAGCAGTCGCAGCAGCTCCAGCCCGGCTACAATTACATCAATTCGACGCTCTCGCCCGGCTTCCTCCAGAACGGCCAGTCACAGGCACAGGCGCTCGCCAACTTCGCGGGCCAGCAAGCGGGCAACCAGATCAACTCGTCATTCTCCGCAGCGGGGCGCACGGGAAGCGGCAACAACATCACCGACGTATCGCGCGGCGTGACACAAGCAGAGCTCGCGCCATTGCTACAGAACCTCCAGTATAACGAGGGCGTCCAGCAGCAAGCGGCGGGAATGCTTCCAGGCTACACGACTTCGCAATTCGCGGGCTACAACCCATTGCTCGGCGCACAACAGCTCGCCGGCCAGCTTCCTTACTACGGTTCCTCGGCCATCGGCCAGATGGGCAGCCTGTTCGGCAATTACGGAACGCAGACGCAGCAGCAGCCGGGTGGATTCCTCAACGGCCTGCTCAGCGCCGGTGCATCGCTTGGATCGGCGGCGATCATGGCATCGGATCGCAGGCTCAAGACCAAGATCACGAAGGTCGGCGAGGCGAAGGACGGCCTCGGCATTTACGATTGGAAATGGCGCAGCGATCCTGACGGTCCGACCGTGCGCGGCGTCATTGCCGATGAGGTCGAGAAACTGCGTCCGTGGGCGTTCGTGCCCAACTTCAACGGCGAATACTCGGGCGTCAATTATGCGACTTTGGGGAGCGTGGAATAGTGGATCCGATGCAGCTTTATATGATGCAGCAGATGATGGCCCAGCGCCAGCAAATGCCGCAAATGCCCGGCCAGATGCAGCCGATGGGCGGGCAGCAAATGCAGCCTATGCAGCAGCAGGGGCAGCTCCCAAGCTACGGCGCACCGCAGATGGGCCAACAGCCGACTGGGCAGCTTCCGCCAATGGGCGGCGGTCAGATGACGCCCGGCGGCGGAATGGGCGGCGCTCCGATGCAGGGCGGTCATCGCGGCATGATGAATCCCGGCTTCGCGCTTGGCATCCTGCCCGGTTTGATCGGCAGCGGCTCGATCAACCCCGGCTTCGGGCTCGGCATTCTTCCCGGCCTCATCGGCATGGGCATCAAGCATAAGGTGTTCTAGCGATGGCATTCCCGACTGCCGACCTGTCACAATTGGGACCGCTGCCGCAACAGCAGCCGTTCACCATGCCGACTCCTTCAACGGGCGGCATGTTCGGCGGCGGCAAGTTCGGCATTGCTCAAGCGATCGTCGCGGCGCTGAACGGCTACCTCGCGGGAACGCGCGGGCCTTCGCAGCAGGTCGGCTTGAATGGTCTCCAGATGATGGACGATCAGCGCAAGATGGCGCTTGAGGAACAGGTCTACGAGCATCGTCAGGATTTGGAGATGCAGCGTCAGATGGCGATGCTGCCGCTCCAGGCTCAGCTCAAGCTCATGTATCCCGACAATGAGGACGCGCAGCTCGCTTATCAGGCCGGAATCAGGCCGGGAACGCCAGAATGGGTCCAATACATGCAGAAGATCGCGAACAACCGGGCCGATCCTCTCACGATGATCCCCGGCGGCGGCATGGCTCCGGCGTCCGTCGCGCGGGGCATGATGGGGGCCAACATTCCCGCCAACGCACCGCCTGTAGGAGCGGTTATCGACGATCCTCGGAAGTCAGGAGGTCAGACGCAGCCCGCGTCTGGTGGCTTTCTCGGCGCGCCCTACGCCCCAATCGGCCCCTACAACCGCTACTAGCTTCCCGGACCCCCTAAAAGCGCCGGGACACATGACCTCGGGCCGCCGCACGGTCGTGGGCAACCGGCTCGTTGGCGGCGTTCCCGACAGCTATCACCTCAACGGCGACGCGGCTGATTACGTCGGCGCGCCCATGAGCGCACTGCAAGCCTATTTCGGTCCTCGTGCCCATTATCTCGACGAGGGCAATCACATTCACGTTACGCTGCCGGGGTACGGACGTGTTCCATACCTTCCCGGCACGCGCGGCGCGACAGGAGCATTCTAATTGGGACAGTTCACGCAGAACGGCGTCACTTACGAAGAGCTTCCCAACGGGAAGGTGCGCGTCGTCGGTTATGCTCCGATGATTTCTTCGCCGACAGCCGATCTCGTGCGTCCGAAAGCCCAAGCGGACCTGACCGCTACGAACCTCGGCACCCAAAAGACCGCATTTGAGCTCCAGCAGGAGAAGGCGCAAGCCGCTGCGGATACGCGCCAGAAGGAGGCTGCCGCAAAGTCTGCTGAGATTGCCGCGCAAACGGCGCAAGAGCAGTGGAACATGAACCACCCGCCGCAAGATGGTAACGCCATGCTGAGCGGCCCGGCATACCTCCAGTTCCTGCAAAAGACGAACCCTGGTCGCGCGGCTTACGTCCAGGGGCTTGCCGAGGGCCGCATTCCGTTTCCAAGCGCACAGATGATGCGTAGCCCAGCGGGGCAGGCGCTTCTGACGGACGTTATGCGCGCAGACCCGACGATTGACGCCACCAACTACACGACCCGCGCAGCGGCTCGCAAGAACGCGGCAACCGGACAGCTCGGGCAGTCGGACAACGCACTGATTACGGCTGTCG